GTAAAGTATCCAGTGTTACAAAATCATTGAACAAGACAATAGACACTGGCATCAAAAAAGCAAAAAAACAGAATCCAAAACTTAAAAAGGCCTATACGAAGGTTGGAAAGATTCTAAAATCTGACATGAGCAAAACTATAAAGAACCAAGGACAAAAAGCAATCAATGCGGCAGATAAGACGTTAACAGCTCTTGGGAAGAAATATCAAGAGAAATACGATGCGATTGTCGCAGATCGGGATAGTTATAAGAGTAAATTGGTTGATTATGGAGATCTTTTTAGCTCAGATAGTTATGGGTTTATTTCTATTGTGGATTTTAAAGCACAGAAAAAGCAGGTCGAACAGCTTGCAAAAAATATGGAGAGACTTAAAAAGGTGCTTCCGTATGATCTCATGAAAGATATCCAGAATCTTGATACTGCACAGGGTCTGAAATATACAACAGAACTGTTAAAGAAAAGTGATGCGTGGTTAACACAATACGGAAAAGATTATACAGCTTTTATGAATACAGCTAATTCTAGTGCAGAAGCATATTATAAGCCTTATATTGATCAGATTGATAAAGATTATAATAGCGCAGTTACGAGCGAATTGAATAAGCTGAAAACAAAAATGAATACAATTGCAAAAGAAGCAACTGCAGGTTTTGTGAAGGGGCTAACATCTAAATCTAACAAGAAAGCCTTAAATAAGGCGGCAAAAGATTTGGCTAATATCCTCACAAGGGCAGTGAAAGGAAAACTAAAAATCCACTCACCATCCCGTGTCATGAAAGCCCTAGGTGTTTTTGTTGTAAAAGGATTTGTCAATGGAATTTCTTCTATGGGTAATACACTGGATAAAACGATGAACAATATTATAACAATTCCAAACTTTGATAATCTTGCGATTGCAGGAGATGTTGGCGGTAGTCTTAGTAGTGATTATGACTACTATGCACAAGCAGAGTATACGATTGTTGTTCCAGTTGATCTCGATGGCAAAGAGGTTGCAAGAGTAACAGCTCCATACACAGAAGCAGAGCTAAGCAAACGGCAGACAAGACAGAACAGAAAATTAGGAAGATTGTAACAGGAGGCGCATATGCAATACAAATTTATAGATATCTATGATTCACAAGATGAGATTGCATTGCCTTCTGAAGCAATGAATTTCAATGGAAAATTTCTTGAAAATGAGATTCTGGGGTATAGGACACTATATGTTAGTGGAAGGGAATCTCTTGCTCCTGAATTAGAATTTTTTGACCGAACCAGAAGACACGGTAAAGAGGTTAAGGGAAGACGATTCACAGAAAGAGTGATTACGGTAGGATA